GAAGGCTGCGGTGCCGGCAGCTGCCGCGCTTGGTGGATTGGCGTTAGCGCTTGGTGACGCAACCAAGGCTGCAATGGAAGATCAGCAAGAGCAGGCGGCGTTAGCGCTTACTTTGCAAAATGTGACAGGCGCAGGCAAAGCCCAGACTGCACAAATTGAAGATCAGATCAGCGCAATGTCTCGAGCGTCTGGCATTGCCGACACCGAATATCGCAAGAGCCTTGAGGCTTTGGTGCGCGGTACAAAAGACGTTGATCTTGCCATGAAGGACATGAACCTTGTCATGGATATCAGTACAGCGTTGCAAACCGATTCCAGCACGGTTGCAGACGCGCTTGCTAAGGCTTACCAAGGCAACTTTAAGGCGCTTCGATCATTGAGCCCAGAAATGGCAACGATGATTAAAGAAGGCGCAAGCCTTAACGAAATTATGGACGTGCTGGGCGGAACCTTTGGTGGTGCTACTGCCAAAAGTGCTGAAACCGCTGCAGGCAAAATGAAGATTTTGACCAACTCGCTTGGCGAAACGAAAGAATCAATCGGCGCTGCCTTGTTGCCTGTCCTTGAAGCCGTTTTGCCTGTGCTTAACAAGTTTGCTGCATGGGCTCAAGACAACCCCAAAGCATTTTTGGCTATTGCAGCCGCTATCGGCATAATTGCCGCTGCGATCGTAGCCACAAACATTGCCATGGCGCTCAACCCATTCAGCCTTATTGCAGCAGGCGTCGCATTGCTGATCGTGGGTCTTGTGACCGCGTACAACAAGTTTGAGTGGTTCCGTGACGGCATCAACTTAATTGTCAACACGGTCATTGGGTTCTTTGCTGGCATGGTCAACGCTGCGATCGGCGCAGTTAACGCAATCATTAGCGCGTATAACTCAATTCCGTTGTTGCCTGATTTGCCAAAAGCGCCAACTGTTCCCGTGCCTCAATTGGGCAAAACATCAAATACGCCTGCACCTGGACGTATGAGCATTCCTCGACTGGCCGAAGGTGGCATCGTGTCGTCACCTACCTTGGCGCTAATCGGTGAGGCAGGCCCAGAAGCCGTAGTGCCATTAGATCGCATGGCCACAGGCGGCGGCGTAACCATCAACGTGACTGGCGGCCTTGCCACAAGCGCCGAAATTGGTGAATCTGTTGTTAACGCGTTGCGCGCCTACTCACGGAGTGCAGGGCCGTTGGCTCTGAACATTGCCTAATGCCAGGCGTTGCGGTCGTTGATTCAGGCAACTATGACCTGCAAATAGAAACAGGTTTCATTGTTAACGCATTCACGCTTAACAACGTGACATCTGGAGTTCTTGACAACACATTTTTCGTGCTTGACGGAAACACCGAATATGCCAACGTCATGGCAGACACCACAAACATTAAAGTCAGGCGCGGTCGTCGAGATGTTGGAGACCAGTTCAGCGCTGGCACAATGACATTTACCATCCGCGACGTAGACGGCATTTTCAACCCGTTTGACGACAACAGTCCGTATTACGACACACCGCAATCCAAGCCAGGTCTTGCACCTATGCGGAAAGTGCAGCTCATCCGCTACGACATTGCTGGCGACCCTGAATACCTGTTCTCGGGCTATGTCGTCAACTATGACTACAACTTTGCTTTGGGCGGTTTAGACACCGTGACCGTGTATTGCGCTGACCAGTTTTACCTGCTGTCACAGACCTTTATGAACGAACTAAATGTGACGTCCGAGACATCTGGCGAGCGCATAGAAACTGTGCTTGATTTGCCAGAGGTTAATTTCCCTGCGCTACAACGAAACATCGCAACAGGCACAGTCAACCTTGGTCATGACAGCAACTACACCGTGCCGGCAGGAACAAACGTGCTGCAATACATAACGCAGATCAATGAAACAGCAGAGTTTGGGCGTGTGTTTATGTCGAGGGATGGCACGCTTACATTTCAGGAACGCATTGGAACAACCCTTAGCGCGTCGGTAGCCGACTTCCATGACGATGGCACCGAAATTAATTATGACGGTTTAGGCATTTCGTTTGAGGCAAACGAGGTAATCAACAGGTCTGTGGTAACAGGCTTAGACGGCAAAACAGCAACAGCAACCAACGCAGGCTCAATCGCAACCTATTTCATTCAGACCAACAGCATTTTAAACAGCCTGCTACACGAGCAAACCGCCATAAACACAGCTGCCAGTTACCTGCTCAATCCACAGCCTGAACCACGGTTCACATCGGTAGAAACCAAGTTCCTAATGTTGACCGACGCCCAAAAGGACACGCTGGCAACCGTAGAAATTGGCGACACGATTGCAATAGAAAAGACATTCCCGAGCGGTGCCGGCACAACCCAGTTGGCACAAGACTTAAGCGTTGAAGGCATTGAGCATTACCTGGATTATTCCACAGGCCACCGTGTGCTGTACTCGACTTCCCCGACCGTTATCGTTTATGAGCTAATTTTGGACAACCTGACGTATGGCACACTTGACCAGTTCAATGTTTTAGGATAGGAGACACTATGGCAACACCAACCACACTTCCAGCATCGTTTACCGCTGGTCAGGTTTTGACCGCAGCACAGATGAATGACGTCCGTGGCGCGTTTCGCATCTTGCAAGTCGTTGAAGGAACATACTCAACTACTGCATCTTCATCATCTGCAACGATGGCTGATACTGGCTTATCCGCAACGATTACACCATCATCAACTTCAAGCAAAATCTTGGTTTATGCAAATCATTCTGTTTGCCAAAAAGGCGCACAAAACTTAGGAAACAGAATTGATTGTCAAATTGTTCGTGGTTCAACAGCGATAGCAAACCTGTTTTCCCAATTTTTTAATGGGGTGGCAAACGATGTACGAGGTGGAATAAGTTTAATTAAGTTAGACAGTCCAAATACGGTTTCTGCGACTACTTATAAAACGCAATTTGCAAACGGTGCTGGCGTTGCGTCGGTGACTATGCAAGTTGATAGTAGTTTGTCAACAATTATTTTGATGGAAGTTTCAGCATGACCCATAATGAAGTTATTGACTTATTAATTGACGCTGGTTTTGATAACGGCTGGGCTTTGGATGGAACCACGCTTATTTTGTGGGAACATAAAGAAAACCCTCCAGCACCACTTACGCGCCCAGAGGCGTAATGAAATGGCGCTACCTCATCGGCTACGGAGCGCTCATCGCGGTCGTCTTGTGGGGTTGCGCTGGATGCGGTTATGACGGGTCATATCGCTACCCATGCCAAGACCCAGCCAACTGGCAAAAACCAGAATGCGAACCACCACTCTGCAACCCATCTGGAACATGCACACGGGATTTGATTTATGAGAGCACGCCTTAAACCCGAGGAGCTTCACGCTCGACTAATCGTGATCGTCGGAATTATCCTTGCCAGCGTCTTTGCCGTCACCGTGCTCGGATTTGTTTATGCGCTGATGTTTGTAACTCAACCGATCGGCCATCAATCACCCAATGACGCCGCATTCATAGACCTGCTATCAACCTTGACCGTATTTATGACCGGCACGTTGTCAGGCTTAGTGGCCTCAAACGGACTAAAGTCAAAAGCAAAAGAAGGAGCCAAAGATGTTGAAGCCTAAAGACAAAGCCCTACTCGCCTCATACGGTCGTTCAATGCTCGCTGCCGTCGTTGCGCTCGCTGTGACAGGCAACACCGACCCATCAGCACTATTAGCAGCTGCGATCGGAGCGGTTTGCCCAACAGCATTGCGCTACTTTAATCCTAAAGACATGAAGTTTGGTCGTGGCAGTAGCAAAGGCTAAGACTGGCGTGCCAAACGCACGCGATTACATAGGCAACGCTGACGGTGCATCACCAGCGCCCCGTGCTGGCATGAACGAATGGATTAAGCAAGCAATCGCTGCATCAAATGGCGCGCTTTGGAATAACGGTTCTTGGGGTCAACGTGACATGCGCGGCAAGCCTGGCTCTTTGTCGGTTCACGCAACTGGCAGAGCAGTTGACATGTCGTATCGTAAAAGCGAAAAGAACCCAAAAGCAGGACGCAAAGAAGCGTTGGTCTTTATTGACAAACTTGTTGCTAACGCGAACGAACTCGGTTTGCAATGTATTTTGGATTACTTCCCAGAACCACAGGGTCGAGCATGGCGTTGCGATCGTTACGCATGGCAAAAGTACACCAAGCCAACAATCCACGGCGCACCAGGTGGCGACTGGTTCCACATTGAAATAACTCCACAGGCCGCCGACTCGGTGATCTGGGTAAAAGCCGCATTCTTAAAGGTGTTCGGGGAAATCCCACCTAAGGCTTGATCTATGTTCTAGGGTCGGAGTACCGACAAAAGGACAGGCAATGACTGACCCCCAGATATTTGATTACAGCGTCTATACGGGAGTAATGGACAACGGCCAAGAAATCTTGGTGCAGATATTTTCTAGCCCAGAGTCGGGCAAGTTCCTAATGGGACAAATCGCATTCAGAACGCTCACCTCAAGTTGGGGTCAGCCCATACCTTTGGAGAAACGATGAACTACTTTGCAGAAAAAATCATTGGGTTGGTACTTTGTACCGTTTTCGGCTTTACGGTCGCTGTAGGGGCTCCTGACGCGTCTGGTAGCCCGTCTGGGACGATCGCCCTAGCGCCATATTTGATAGAGCCCAGCACCACGTCAAGCACGTCGTCCACGATTTACATTGACCCGTACAGCTCGGCTTGTGAGCAGTTCAGCGCGCTTGCCGTAAACCTCGGTTGGCCTGCCGATCAGCGCACCGTGCTTGAATCCGTCATGTTCCGCGAATCGCGCTGTATACCAAACGCGGTTAACAGCAAAGACCCAAACGGTGGGTCGCGCGGACTAATGCAGATCAATGGATTTTGGACACCATGGCTAATTGAACGTGGCATTATTACAAGCCCAGAAAACTTGTTACAGGCTGATGTTAATTTGCGCGCAGCATTAGCGATTTACAATTACGGGGTCGAGCGTCATGGCTACGGCTGGGGACCATGGAGTGCAACAAAATGAGCGAAGGCGTGTCATACAACCAAGGCGAATTAACAGAAGAAACCCGAAAAATGGTATTGGAGCGCACAGAAATGGTTAACCACACAATGGCAATGTTCGGTCTTATTGACGAAATCATGAACGTGAGCAAAAACCCTCACGCAAGCATCATTCAGCGTTTGCGCGTAATGAAAAACTCGATGTCACTAGAAGACCCGATGCCGCTCTACGATGTGACTACACTCGACTTAGCAATCAAAGCACTACAAGCACATTCCTAACCGACAAGGGAGATTCCGACAATGAAAACCTGCACGATCTGCAAAGAAACAATCGCCTACCCCGACATTCAAGGCAAAACACATTTCGTATGTGAC